CATGCCGATGCAGATTGAAAGCCAGCGTGTCGGTGGTAAGCGCCTTGCCGATACGTTGGAGCGCGGTCAGGGTGGCGCTGGCCGCCGGCAACGTGGCCGTGTGCGCGCCTCCCGTGGTCGAGAGGTAGTACGTCGAGCCGGCCGTATAGGGCGCGTCCGCGTCGAACAGCACGCCGGCCTGGCACACGGCGACCGAGGAGCCAGCCGACACCGACTCCATGGCCACGCATTCGGCGGCGACCCGCGCATCCGCGTCGGCCAGCACCCAATCGGTGCCATCGAAGCCGATCAGGTCGCCCACATTGCAGGAGACGGTGGTCTTCAGCGTGACCCGGCTGAGCCCCGCCGCGTTCAGAATCGTTGGCAGTGATGCCATCCCTTGTCTCCTTTCTCAGCTGGCGTTGATGGACCGCAATCGAGCGATGGCGCTGTCCCGCAGGAGCGCCAGGCCCACGTACCAGCGGATGCGGACGCGGCTGGCATCCTTGGTCTCCAGTTGGCCGATGTCCACTACCTCGATCGAGCCGTTCTGCAGGCCGCATAGCCCGTCCGACTCCGAGAACTGGATGGCGTACATCGAGGAGAGCGCCGAGCCGCCGCCCGAGCCGGTCTCCGTATCCGACTGGAAGTCCGACACGTAGACCGGGATCCCGTCATAGAACATGACCTGACGGCCGAAGTCCGAGGTACCGCTCTCTACGTAGTGGGCCGACGCCGAGAGCAGCGCCTTCAGCTTGCGGCGGGTCCGCCGACTCATGAGCAGCACATCGGGCTTGCCGCCCTTCACCAGATCGATCAGCTGATCGACCAGCGCCAGGGTCAGCGCGCCGCCGGTCGCCCCCACCTCGAGGGTTTGGGCGGAGGGCGCCAGCCGGATCAGGCCGTCGAAGCTGTTCGTGTCGACGGTCGAGTCTCCGGTGATGCAAGTCTGCTCGAACCCGCGCGCCACGCTCTTGGCCTTGAGCTGGGTCTGGATGGCGCGCTGGTCCTGGACGTTGGACCGCACCCGCTGGATGAAGTTGTCGACGTCGGCGTCGCCGCCCAGGATCGAGAGGTTGGCCGTCTTCTGGGTGAAGGTGGCCGTGCCCTCGGTCCACTGGGCGTTCACCGCGAAGAAGCTGGCCCCGCCCAGGGCGTTCTCCTGGTTGTATTTGAACGAGTTGCCCTCGACCGTGATGAAGGGCAGGTAGTCGAACAGCGGCGACTCCTCGATGATCGTCTCGATCACGCCCCGCTGGAGCATGTCGTTGGAGAGCTTGGCGCTCTCGCTCAAAGTCAAAGCCACGCATCAACCTCCGAATTCACAAAACCCGGGTTCCGATTCACCACGGAGACACAGAGGACACGGAGACGGGATGGTGAGCTGAGCTGCGGAATCCGCTCATGGTGGGCCCACCCAAACCGCTCATGGTGAGCTTGTCGAACCAGGAGCCCGCGGACCGGAGGAACGTGAACCGCGTACCTCGTTGTGTGCGGGCTCGCCCTTCGACAAGCTCAGGGTGAGCGGATTCGTTCTCATGTCTCCTCATCACCCCTTTCTCTCCGTGCCTCCGTGGTGAAACTCGTTCCTTACTTGGTCAAGGCCTGGGAGATGGCGGCGGCAACGGTGGCGCCGATCGCCTTGAGACTCGCGTCGTCGATGGTCATCGTCCGTAGGATCTCGGCCTCGCTCGCTGCCTGAGCCGGCTCCTCGTTCCACTGATGGTCGATGGCCACGTCGCTGTGGCGCGTCGACTGCTTGCCCACCATGTTGGCCGTCTCCACCGCGTTCTGGAGGGCCTGGTTGGCGATGGACTGGCGCTGGTTGTCGTATTGCTGGGCATCGGACATCAGCTTGTGGAACACCAGCCGCTGCTCGCGAATGGATTCCAGCGACTCCTGCTGGTACTCGTCATAGGTGCGCTTCATGTTGGCCAGCCAGACGTCGGAGCCGCCTTTGATGTTGGCCTGCCAGGCCGCGCCGGTGTACTCCTCGTGCTCGACCGTGCTCGTATGTGCTTCAGCCAATGTGCTCTCCTATTCATTAAGTAGTGGCGGGCAGTGGTGGCGGGACCAAAACCGCTCGTGGTGAGCAAGAATCGCTCGTGGGTGAGCCTGTCGAACCATGAGCCCGCACAAATCGGGGTACGCGGCCAGCGTTCCTCCGGCCCGCGGGCTCGCCCTTCGACAAGCTCAGGGTGAGCGGATCCTGGGTGCGTCTCGTGCCCTCGTTCGGGGACAAGCTCAGGGTGAGCGGTCTAGCGCCCTCCGTTCTTCTCTCCGTGCTCTCCGTGTCTCCGTGGTGCAATCCCGTCGCTACCTTCGGTTCAGGGCGGCGCTGATTTTGGCGATGGGGCTCAGCTCTTCCGGGCCTGGCTCCAGGCGGGGGGAGGCGCCTACGGGCACCACGGTGGTGCCGACCTCGCGGCGCGCCGCTTCCAGCGCTCGGCCGTAGGCCGCCTGCGCCGGCTCGACGCTCGCGTTCAGCTCCTCGATCGTGTCGCCCCGCACCAGCTCCTCGACCACCTGGCCCGTGTGCTCGGCCAGAATCGCGCGACGGTGGGCCTCCACTCGGGCCTGCTGGGCCTCGGTCAGCTGGGTGCGCAGCGCCGTCAGCTCGTTCTCTTGCTCCTGTCTGCCGATGACCAGCTCCGTGCGGAGCGCGGCGACCTCGATCGTCCGCTCCTCCGCGCTCTGCCGCAGCGACCCGATCTCCGCCCGCAAAGCGTCGATCTCCTGGGCTTGCGGCTCCAGCTCCTCTTCCACAGTTACCTCCTGCTCGATCCGCTCATCTTGAGCTTGTCGAAGTCCGCTTCCTGAGCCTGTCGAAGGATTTCCTTACTCATTAGGGACGAGAGCGGCGGTGCGCATTCGATGCTTGCGCAGCTGGATCAGCCGCTGGGCCTCGCGCTCGGAGAGCGTCGCCGCGTCGGCGGCGCTCGCGCCCCGCTGCTGCTCGAATCGCTGCCGCTTGGCCTCGTCCAGGGTGATCCAGCGCAGGGCTCGCGCCACCGCCAGCCGGATCAGGATGTCGTCGTCCGCGGCCGGCGTGTCCAGGGTGTCGCCATCGGCGACCGGCTCCGCGTAGCGGGCCAGATACTCGACCTGGATGCTCTCGCCCGCGCTGGATGGCGCCGGGTTCAGCTCCAGGTAGCCCGCGAACACGCGATAGCTCTCGAATGCCCCTCGCGATCCCAGATCGGGACTCCACGGCACATCTGTCGGGTACTCCACCCGCAGAACTCGGTCCGCATTCGCGGGAAGGGCATAGCTCGCCTGATCCGCCACGGTGGTCATCGTCGCCGTCGCCTCCTTCGGGAGGGAGCGTCCGTACAGACGAATCGCCTCCACGATCCATTCATTGATGAGGCTGTCGGTCCACAACGGCGTCCCACCGCTGTCGTTCAGCTCCTGGCGAATCAGCGTGCGCAAGCCGCTTCGCGTGGTCACGCGCCCGCTCCCGCTGGGCCTGGAGCTCCATGGCGTCGAGCAGCCAGTCGATGAAGCTGTTCCACCAGCCGTAGCTCCGCTCGCCGCACATGAGGCAGAAGCGCTCGCCATCCTCGTCGGGAAACATGGGTCCCGCGCACCGCCGGCATTGGCTCCTCACCTCCATTTCGCTTGTCATGTCCTCGTTCCTTGTTGGGTTCCATCATTGGTCCAGGTACGCGCGGTCTTCGCGGATGCGCTGGAGCTCCAGATCCGGGTCCAGCTCGCCCAGGGCCTCCATCGCCTTGCGATGGGAGCGCAGCTCGCCCTGCACCAGGCTGAGGTTGCGCTGGGCATCGGCGTCGTCGTCGCGCGGGAGCATCTGCGGCCAGATCACCTGGCTGCGGTACGGTGCAAACTGCCCCGGCTCGTAGCCGGGCAGGAACCGCTCCGCCAGCAGCAGCATCATCCGCGCGCATCGGCGCAGGCCCGCTGTCCAGATCACCCGCTTGCGCAGGGTGCGATGGATCAGCGGCTGGAGCTCGGTCTCGAGCGCCACGCCCGAGAGCAGACGGCCAGAATCGCCGAAGCTGGTTCGGGGCGTCTCGGACACGTCGTAGATGGCCCGCAACACCCGCTCGATGTGGTCCTGCACGGCTGGCGTATTCCCACGCCACTCCAGCAGGGACACGTCCGAATCGCGGGGCAGATCCCACACAGTGCCCGGCCCGACCGGCAGGTCCGAGTGCTCCTCGATCCCCCGGAACACCACGGGCGGATCCGCGTGGTAGCGGATCAGGTCCGCCTGGTCGCTCATCCGCTCGTCGAGCTCGCGGTTCAGGGGGATGAGGTGGGTGAGATCCGACTCGCCCCAGCAGCTATTGGGCGGCTGGAGGTTGGCCACGTGCACGAATGGAATAAACCCGTACGGGTTCGGCCCATCGCGCACGACCTGGCCCCCCACCACCAGCTGGAACCGATCGGCCGTCCACACCTCCAGCGTCTCCACGAAGGCCCCGGAAGAGCGCGGATGCACGCCGCCGAGATCGGCCTCTCGCGCGATCGAGCCATTCCGACTCGACATCGCATACATCCGCGTTTCTCGGGCTCCGGTCACCCGGAAGCGATCGTGGGCCTCGGCGACACTGATCTGTCCGGCCAGGCTACCTCCCGAAGCGCCGTAATGTCGTCGCCCGCCCACGTGGGGAAGAATCGGA